TGTCTTCGAAGGTGGGGATGTAAACAACTTCGCCATTGCCGCCGCGGCCAAATTCGTAACTGACAAGACGCTTCCCTTCGGGCGGCTCTACAGGTTCGACGCGATAGATGTTGAGCGTTTCAAGCTCCGCGTCCGACCACAATTCGGTGATCTGCCACGGGTATTGCGTACCGTCCGGCGCGACGATTGAGTGAGGATAAACCATCTCCTCGAACACGTCCGGTTCAATTTCACGAATGATGTACATGACTGTCCTCATGACCAAGAAAGACCGGCAGAGCCCGAACCGCCCGTGCCGCCCGTGCCGCCGCCCGCGCCGCCGGAGCCAACGCTAATGGTGAGCGACGTGCCCGGCACGGGCGCGCCGGATGCGCCGTAGGTGTACGTCTTGATGAGGCGGCCGCCCGCCCCGCCGGGCTGATAAAGGACACCAACGGGAGACCCCCCGGCGGCCCCTCCAGCGCCCCCGCCTCCGGTAATGTTGGTATCGCCACCCGACGCGCCACCCGCAGCACCGGGTTTCGCAACGCTGTCGGTATAGGCGCCACCGCCGCCGTAAGCGACCAGTCCAAGAGAAGCAATCTGCGTGGGTCCGCCGCTGGCAGCATTATGATTTTTCGATATACCACCACCGCCAGCGCCTTTAAGGTCGATGGTGAGTGTGTTGTATTCGGGCACGACGAACGAGAACGTGCCGGGACTATAGCTCGCGCTACCGGGCGTTACGACGCGAGCCCGGCCGAGCATCCGGCGAAGATACGGGAGCATCACGTCACCTTCCAGCCCGCGCCGATGACGATGTTCGCGTCCCACGTTCCTTCACATGAGGCGACAACGGCGATGGTGTTGGCCGTGGTCGTAACACCCGGCACCTGTGCGCCCGGCCACTTGAACTTGGAAGCCCAGCCGACAGTGCGAGAGCCGGTGGCGTCCTGTACGAGAATGATCTCAAGGGGCTGGCCGTCCTTGAGGTTCGACACGTCGATGGTGACGTTGCCGGTCAACGTGCCATAGAAGCGGCATCCGGTACTGGCGTCGATGGTGACAGAGCCGCTGATGTTGCCGAGAGAAACCCACTTAGAGGCGTCCCACGCCTTGTCGGTCGTGATGACGTTGGCGTTGGTGTTCGCTTTTATTTCCGCAGTCGTCGCAAGCGACTTGGTCGCGGCGTCGCCGAGGCCGATGTTGGTTCGGGCTTGCGCCTGCTGCGGCGCGGTCAGCGACATCGCGTCGTCGAACTGCAAGACATCCTCGACAAACTGGATGATGCCGACTGTCGGCGCCAGCGTGAACGATACCTTGGCGCCAGTCGATGAGAATGCCACCGTGGCGCGGGTCAGCGTGCTGGTCGATGAGGACCAGACCCCGGTGCCATACTCCCACTCGGTCAGCGTCGTGTTTTCAGCTCGGTAGCGATAAGTCTTCCCGTCTACAAGAGCGGACGAGCCACGATACCCGCCAACTACAGTAGAATAGACGAAATCACCTGTACCGCCAGACGTCGGAATGAACTTGACGCCAAGCGCGAGCGAAGCCATCAGCCCGCCGTCCTGCCACCAAGCGCCCGGCTGATGCGCGCGATTTCGTTGTGAAGCTCGAACAGCGGCGCCTCTATCTCCTTGATTTGAGCTGTGACAGGATCGGCCTTGGCGGCGGCTGCCGCAGCCTTCGCGACAATGGCGTCCCGCTGCTCGCGCAACGGCCCGGATTTTGCCATGACCGCATCACGCTCCGCGCAAGCCTCAGCAAAGCGCCGACGCAGTAACTCGTTCGTGTCTGTCATGCCGTCCTCACTGCGCCGTGAACACGCCGCCGACCTGGTCCAAGTCGACGGTGAAGCTGTTGCCGTTCGTCAGCGTCAGCGACGTGCCGTAATCCCACCACGCAATCAGCGGATCAGCCGGACTGGTGGGCGTGTCGTTGTAAAGCACCGCATAGCGAAACGGGCCGATTGAGCCGCCAGACGCCGTAAAGGTCACATCATTCAGAACCAGCTTGTACGTCCCCGAAGACTGCGCGCCAGATACGAAGGTCGCTGCCGAGCCTCCCGCCGTGTACCCATTGCCAGCCGCGATTTCGGTCAAGTCCGCCATGACGGAATTACCAGCGACAGGCGCGGTGTTCGTCAACATCACTTTCAGCGTGTCGCTGTTGAGATTGTGGACCTTCTTCGCCAGGTCCTCAACGAACTGATCGAATTTTTGATATAGCGCCATGTCTACGGTGTCCTCGCATTGGTTCGCATCTCAAGCGGCCCGGCGTTGAACGAGGCCAAGGCATTCAGCCCGTTCAGGCCGTCGATCACGCTCACGAGCCCTGCCGTCCAGACTGCGATACGTTCATCGTCCTTAATGTACGGGGAGGCTTCCAGAAGCGCGCCGTAGAGATAGGCATCCGGCGCACAGGCCAGCAGCCAGTTGGACGGGTTGTCATTCGAGAGCGCCGGGATAATCTTCCGGTAGATCATCTCGATCGTGTAATCCGCGTCAGGCGTCGGGATCAGCTCGATCTCATCGCCAAACACGGTGAAGTATTTCGGCATCCCCGCCACGTTGGCATTTGCCTGACGGTATTCGTCCGCCTGCACGCCGCTCTTGAAGTCGAGACGCGGCTTGCCGCTCACGCTCGACAGCCGAACGCGGCGCATTGACTGGAAGTCCAGCGGAAGCGAGATGTATTCCGGCTCCGCACTCGATGTGTAGACCAACGCCGTCGCGCGCTGCTCCATCTGTCGGACGAACAGGCTACGGTTGAACTTCGCCTCAGCCAGCCGGATAAACGTCGGGATTTTCGCGGTCAGATCGTTGCGGGCAAGGTAGTCCGCTATTTCGGCTTGCAGGGAGGCGTAGCTATCGAAGGCCATCAGCTTCCAAATCCCATGAAGCTCTGCACCTGCGCGCTATCGGTGCGGAGGTAAGCCCACTCCGGGTCTTTCAGCTTGCGCTCGACAAGGGCATCCATTTCCGGCCCGAACAGCCGGATCGTGGTGTTGCCCTTAGCCCATTCTTCATTCAGCCATCGTGTCATGATGACGTTAGGGATGCTGGCGACATGCCTGCCCCAATCGCTCTTTTGAGCGACAGAGCGCAGGCGTTTGTTGTTCTCGATAATGTCGCCAACGTCCTGCACGTTCTCAACGATCATGTTGCCATCATCGAAGTGAAAGCGCGTTTCCATCAGCCAAGCTCCGATACCGACAAACTGCCGGCCGTACCCGCCTGAAGAACGGCAATCTTCTGGCCGGGCGTTACGGTGAAGTAATCCACGCAATTCGCGGGCATGAGAGCGTCGTTCACTGTCGCGGTCGGAGTTCCGTCACCGATCAGGACATAGGCAGGCTGATTGCCGGTCGCGACACGGATTTGCCGTGTCTGACCTCCGAAGGCCGCAGACGCCTGCGAGGTGTTACTAAGCGTGAACCCCGCAGACGAGATAATCCGCGATGAGGATTTCATCACGACACCAGAATGTCAGCGAAGAACGTGGTCGGAACCGTACCGGAGCCGCCGCCGTCCGACGCAAACTCGATCTTGTCGTCCTCGTTGACGGTATTGGCGCCGGACGGGATAACGGTATCCACATCGCCCGCGGCGGCGCTCGTGAACGCAATAGTCCACGCGCCGCCGGTGATCGCAGTCCCGTTAATCTTGGCCGTGATAGCGGTGTCTGCGGTCGTCACAGCAGCGTCGATCACGGAGCCGAGCTTCACGATCTTGCCGCGAGCAGGTGCAACGGTGAACGCGCTGCCCGCCGTAGACGAATCCGCCATGTGAGCGAACACGCGAATGGTGTTCAGGGGTCGATTGTTAGGAAGTGCCATTCAAGCCTCCAATGAAAAAGGCGGCCCCGAAGAGCCGCCTTGTTGATCCTGATGTTGAGAGGCTTACGCCGTGGTGCAGTCGAAGACGCCGCCAGACGCCTTCTCGTTGCGAGCCACAAGCGCATATTCCGTCACGACCGCGCGACGCTCGGAATCGCCGGTACGCGCCAGCGGGATCGAGAGCATGTTACGGCCCTTGAGCGGAGCCATGGCCCACTTGTCCATTTCCAGAACAAGCACGTCACGGGCACGCTGGAAGCGGTTCGCAACCACCTTCAGGCGGCCGAAGTCGGATTCGTAAGCGTCAACCGCCGCCACGATCTTCTTCGACTTGGTATCCTCCATCGGGGTTGCGCGGCCCGTGAAGGTGGAGAACGTCTGCTTGTTGAACGCACCGGTCATAATCACATCCGGATTACCACCAGCCGTCCAGCACTTCGACAGAACGTCCTTCAGACGAGCCTCCGTAAAGGCAAGCTGAGTGCCATCGGTACGGGTACCCGTACCATCAGCGGCAGACGGGTCAGCAGGAGAACCCGCAGTCGCCTTATTGGTGTTGCTCTTGATCCAAGACAGCACAGAAGCGGTCTTGCGGGCCGTCGAGTCGTTGCCGGCCGCTTTAGCCTGGTTGGTGCCAACCAGCACCGTTTCCATGTCGCGCTTCAGCTCCTTGCCCTTGAGCATGACCTGATAATCGAGCTCGTTATTGCGGCCGGCAGACACAACCGACTGCTGGGTGCCAGTGACCTGAGCGGACTTGCGCGAAATCTGGCAGATATTACCGAGGCGGACCGTAGGAGTCGCCGCGTCAGCCACGATATCGTCGCCTTCGAGCTGCGCATTTCCGCCGTTCGGAGCGGCCAGCGCCTGGGTCTGCCATTCGTGATTGACCGCAGTCGCCGTCTCACGAGCAATGCTGCTCATGAACGGGGTTTCGGTCGGATCGATGCGATAGATCACATCGGACAGGTCTTCGCGATTGCCAATCGCCTCATAGGTGGCAAAGGTGTTGGTGGGAAGTCCAGCCATGTTGAATAGTCCTTATGATGCCTTCCGCCGGGCCGAGAGAAACTCAAGGGCGTCATCCACGGTCCCGGATCGGTCGAGTTTTGCTGAGAGGGCTTGAAGGTTTTCGGTCTTCGCCGCGCCGCGTGGCGGGGCGACACCGGGCCGCTGTACGGGCGGGACAGGCTTGGCAACAGCAACAGGCTTCGCTTTCTGCGCCTCGCGGTATTTCAGGGCGTCCACCAGGATCGACTGCCAGCGATGGTCGAACGGCGAGTAGGTTGCGCCGGCCGCCATGTTGTTCAGATCGGTCTCAGTAAAGCCCTTGTCCCTGAAAAGCTCGACAACTCCTTCGCGGAGATGCTTTGCCTTCTCAGGGTCCGCAAGTTCGGGATGCAATTCAGCAGCCTTTGCGTTCTCGTCATTCTGGAACTTCGTCCAGCTCGCGAGATGCTCCTGCTGCTGCCGCTTTC